CAGTGATCTTCACCTGATCGTTGCTGATCGGCTCCTTCTTCAGCCCGGACTGCCCGGCGTAGAACCGCTCCACCGCCATGCCGCGCTCGATCTTCAGCGACACCTTGCGGATTCCGTCGAGCGCGGTCTCCGTGCCGTAGGCGCCCGTCTTGACGGACATCTGCCCGAAGTGAAACGGCGACATGGCCGGGTACGTGGCGACCGCCAGGGTCTGCGTCTCGTCGCAGTCCTTGCTGTCGATCTCGAACGTCGCGACGAGCATCCCGCCGACCTCGCACGAGAACTCGGCACTGATCACCTTGCAGCCCAGGAACGTCTTGTCCGTGACCGTCCCCGTGGTGAGCGGAACCCCCTTCTGAATGACGAGGCTCTTGCCCGCGGTGTCCGCGAGGATGTGCGTCTGGAGATACGCCGCGGTCGCCACCTGCTGTACCGGGGTCACCGACGTGCCCATGAGCGTCTGCAGCAGCACGCCCATTGCCTTCGTGGTGACCTCCATCTCCAGCGACCCAGATGCCTGCCGCTGCGTCACCACACGTCGGCTGGACAGCGGAACCAGACGCCCCGCCGCAATGCCCGCACTCTGCGCGGTGGTCTTCTTGAGCTGAAGGCTTTCCTTCGTGAACTCGATGAACTTCGTCGGCGCGAGGAATGTCCCGTAGGACGCCTCGGCCGCAATACCGACCTGGGCACCAAGGCCCGATCCGATCGCCATGTCAGACCTCCTTCGGGGTGGCCGGCGGCTTCACCGCGGGGGCCAGCTTCTTCGGGGCAGGCTCGTCGTCCTTCGGTTCCTCGACCGCCTCCCACGTGCCCGGCTGGCACACGTACCCGTCGAAGCGCGCGTCGGGCACCTCGACCATCTCGTCCGGCTCGATCCGGCGGTCGCCGAGCTCCGGCACGGTGACCGGCTCGGCGCCGATGTAGCGCACTCGCGCCATGGCTGTCCTCCTGGTTGATGGTGATCAGATGCGGGCGCGGTACGCCACGGTGAAGACGAGACCCGCCAGCGCCCCGTCCGGGCCCTGCTCCTGGATCAGGGACCCCGTGGTCACCTCGGACCACAGGACGGCGCCGCCGAGCGTCGGGGCGTCCGGGGCAACATCGGTCGCCCGGAGCTCGTCCTCGACGACGGCCAGCAGCTCGAAAACGCGGGCACGACACAGGGCCATGTCCTCGTCACCGGAACGGGCTTCGGCGTAGCAGGAGACGAGCCCGTCCTCGTCGCGGCGACGAGCCCCAGCGCTGGCGAACTCCTGGCTGAGCTCGGCAGCCTGCTCGGCCCCCGGAGCCCACCCGACGTACAGACGGTCAGGCTCGCTGAAATTCTGGGACGGCGGCGGCCCGTCGATGACCCGCACCCCGTCCAGGGAGGGCGCGGTCTCGAACCGGACGACGAGCGCGTTGATCGCGGCATGCACCGCAGACGTCGCCATCAGCCAATCCCCGGCGGCAACTTGAACGGTTCGAGGAGCTCCAACACCCGGTTGGGTACGGCGTACCCGAACCCGGGGACAGGCTCGGTCACCGCGTAGTCGTCGGCTCCGGCCGAGCCGCGGGCCGGACCGTTCTTCGTGCGCCACAGATGCTGGAGCAGCAGCAGCGCGGCCAGTCGGATGGTGGGCGGGACCGGGGTACGCCCGGCCGTGTAGACCGCCGTCCACGGGCCACACGAGAACGCTGTGCGGTCCGCGTAGGCGAGCACCCCTGAAGGGCCGTCCACGTGCAGCCTGGCCACGTCCACGGCCGTCCCCCCGGTCTGCACCGGAGTCAGAGACGTCACGGCCAGCACGGGTGTCTGCAGCAGCACCACAGCCGGACCCTGCCCGGTCACGGTCTCGGTGACCTCCCGCTCCTCGACGACCCCCACGTACCCCTCGATGACCGAGGTGAGGGCGTCGATGTACATCTGTAGCTCGGTGTCGCTGGTGGTGGTGCGGATGTTGAGTTGGGCTTTCGCCTCGTCCAGGGTGAGCAGCGCCACGGCCCACCTCCTACGTCGTGCGGGTCTCGGTACGCGGCCGGCGCGCGGCCTGCTTCCGGGCCGTGCGCTCCGGCCGGGCCGCGGCCTCCGGGGTCTCGGGCTGCTCGTCGCGCACCAGCTCGGCACGGACACCGTCCGCCCACTGGGCCGCCTCGGCGCCGGGCAGGTCAACGACCTCACCCGGCGCCCAAGCGAACCCGCGGCCCGACACGCTGGTCAGCATGCGGATACGGGCCACGAGTCAGCCACCCAGACCCTGATGCAGGTCGCGAACCTCACGCTCGGCCTGCGACTCGGCCGACGCGATGGCCTTGTCCTGCTCGTCCTTCAGCGCCTGGACGTCCGGGTCCGGGTCGGACGGCGCAGCGCCCTCCGGGGTGCTGGACACCCCGCGCGCTGCCACGTCCACAGCGGACGCGGCCTGCTGGCCGAGCTGCTCCTTCGCGGCAGCGATGGCCACGTCCTTGTCCCCGATGAACTCCGGGGCGGTCTGGTCCATGCTGCCGTCCGCGCGACGCGACGCCATGACGATCCGGTCATGGTCACCCGCCTTCGCCGCGGAAGCGGTCGGCTTGTCCTGGAGCACCGACGATTCGGTGCCCTCCTTCTTCGGCGTGGTCGCCATGGTCTGCGTCCTCTCTCAGTCGGATCAGGTGGCGGAGTTGCGGTACGCCTTGTACGCGGCGGTGTCCTGCGGGGTGCCGTCCGCCCGGGCGAACCCGAGGAACCCGACCTGCAGGTAGTCCGCGTACCGCTCGGCCAGACGCAGCATCTGCACGTCCTGCACGTCACGGATCAGGTAGCCCGCGAAGAAGTCACCGAACAGGATGCTCTTGGCGTTCGCCGCCATGACGGGCATGTCCTGGTTCACGACGTAGCCGTGGCCGAGGATCCCGTCCGGAACACCGATCTGGATCGACGGCTCCCACAGCGGGCGGTTCTGCCCGTCCTTCAGCTTCCGGACCGACGCCAGGGTGGCATCGTTCAGCATGAACTGCTGCCGGCCGCTGTTGCGGTACGCCGGGTCGATGCTGTGCACCAGATCGATCAGGTCGTCGTAGGTGACGCTGGTCGTCTGCCCGGTGCCGCCGGTCTTCCCGACCGCGGCGTTGGTCTGCACGCCCTCCGGCTGGGCCGAGCCCGTGCCGGTCGTGAAGTGCGTGTTCTGGATCCGGCCGATGCGCTCACCGAGCTTGCGAGCCAGCCACGACTCCAGGTCGAACGCGTTGTCCTGGAGGAGCTGGAGGCTGACGCGCACGAGCTTCGACGTGTACATGAACGCGCCGATGTCGGCCTGCCCGATCGTCACGTCCTGCTCGGTGACCTGGCTGTTCTCGGCGAGGATCGCACCGACGTTCGCCGTGTCGTCGTTCGTCGGCCACGGGAGCAGCGCACCGGTCTGAGTCGTGATGACCTCGGACACGTCACGCATCGCCCCGTAGAACTTCATGGCCTCGACCATCTTGGCCCGGAACTCCGGGGGCACGAGGTACCCGCCGGCCGCGCCCGTGGCGACGCCCTGCGCGCGGAGCTCCTTGCCGTCGACGAACCCGGTGCGCAGTGTGGCGCGCTCCTCGGAGGACAGCTCCGACGTGCCGTCACGCATCCACGCCCGGTACGCCGCGGTGTACGCCTTGACGCCCTCGTCGCCACCGTGGCGGGTCCGGGCCTCCTCGGCTTCCTCGGTGTCGGCGCGGGCGTCGATGACCTGGGAGTAGTCGACAGCCGAGAGGCGGGCGTGCCGCTCCTCGGTCTCGATGTCCTTGGACAGGCGCTCGACGTCGGCGAGCGCCGCGTCCCACGCCGTCCGGTCCTCGGCCGTCAGCGGCTTGTCGTCGCCGCGGGCCTGGAACTCCTGCGCTGCCGCCCACGCGGTCGCCCGCTGGTCCAGCAGAGTCTTGAGGTTGGGCATTGTGCCTCCCAGCACGAAGAGCCCCACCACCATTCGGTGAGGGGCTGGAAAGGGTTGTGAGAGCAGCTACCGCGCGAGCAGGTAGCGGGCGGCGAGCATCTCCATGTGCATCGCCTGACGGCCCCCAGTGGTCTCTCCCGGCTGGGTTGCGTCACCACCCCGAGTGGGCGCGCGGCCCGGCTCGTGGCGGAAGTCGTTGAGTTCCGGGCGGTACTTCGCCCGACGGTCGAACGCCGCGTCACTGCCGCGCGCAGCCAGGGCCACGCCGACGGAGCGGAGACCGGCGTCGGTGTCCTCGTAGGCGGGGAAGGTGACGGCGCTGACCTCGAAC